TAAAACGATAACCGCATAGGGGCAAATGCCCCTATGGGCAATGAGCTTGGCAGCAAAGCAACGCGATAAAAAGCGGAAGTCCTCGGCGCACATCCGAGATTGCTCACCACTCCTCCTGACGGGAGAATAAACGGAAGTATGTATTTCAACTGACAAGGTGGCTGTCAGTATAATTAAGCCGCCCATGTGGATTTTGAGGTCACGACTTGGAATCCGCACCAAATAGGGTGTAGCAAGTACCTCTCAGGTAGAGTTTATGACCGCCTGTTTGCGAAACTGCACCTCAATAAGATAAGGACGTAGAGCCACGCCCTTGTAAAACTAAAGAAAGCTCACTGAGAAAAGAGTTTTTAAGCATCTCTTGCATTGCGGTGTCTGTGCGCACAGGTATTGCTTTGATTTTCGTGCTTGAATACTGCGCATTATACCGTTTACAGCACAATGTAAAGGTGCGCATTATGGCGATGTGGTGAAGTGGCTAACACACAAGATTTTCATTCTTGCATTCGCACGTTCAAACCGTGTCATCGTCACCAAATAGAGGGTAGAATTTTAGGATTCTACGAGAGATGAAAACCGCACTCTCCGCTGTGCTTGCAGCAGTAGGTAATCAGGATGAGTCCTGCAAAGCCACAAGCACTTATGGAGAACTTGGGGTAACGACCTGAGTGCTTCACCAAGCGTGTCGTCAACGCTATAAGCATTAAAGGCAGATAGAGAGAACCGATCATTCTCTTGACAAGTGTAGTCCTTTCACTTCTGCCTTTACTATTTATAAAGGACGGAAGGGACGAAGTGATATGAATGTTTAAAAGTTATAAATTCAGGTTATATCCAAATCGACAACAAGAAATATTAATTCAAAAAACATTTGGTTGTGTGAGATTTGTGTATAATCAATGTTTAGCATATAAGATAGATAAATATCAAAACGAAAAAATAAATTTGTCTCAATTTGATTTAAATAGTTATAATAATCATGTTCTAAAAAATAAATTTGAATGGCTTAGAGAAGTTGACAAGTGGGCTTTAAGCAACGCAATTTTTAATCTTGATTCGGCATACCGAAGTTTTTTTAAAGAACATCGTGGATTTCCTAAATTCAAAAGTAAAAAGAATAATCATAAATCTTATAAAACCAATTGCTGTTATGGTGGCAGACCAAATATCGAAATCAATTTTACCATTTGTAAAATTAAACTTCCAAAACTCAAATGGGTGAAGGCAAGAGGACTACGAAATTTTGACGGTAAAATTAAGTCGGCTACAATAAGTCAATCGGCAAGTGGCAAATACTATTGTTCAGTTCTCGTAGAACAAGAGGAGGCAAAGCACCTTTTAAAGACTGGCAACAACGTTGGCATTGACTTAGGCATCAAAGACTTTGCCATTATGTCGAATGGTGATAAGATATCAAACCCTAAATATCTTGCTAAATCTGAAAAGAAGCTTGTCAAGTTACAGAGACAACTATCCCGAAAGTCAAAGGGTAGCAATAATCGTAATAAGGCAAGAATAAAGTTGGCAAGAGCATGGAATAAGGTAACAAATCAGCGCACTGATTTTTTACAAAAGTTATCAACCAAGCTAATTCGTAAGTACGACACAATTTGCTTAGAGGACTTAAATGTATTAGGCATGGTTAAAAACCATTGTCTTGCAAAAGCCATATTAGATTGCTCGTGGAGCGAGTTTGTAAGAATGTTACAATACAAGGCTGATTGGTGTGGTAGAACTATCTCAAAGATTGATAGATTTTATCCAAGTAGTCAAACGTGTAGTTGTTGCGGTTATGTAAATCCTGAGACTAAGGACTTGTCGGTAAGAGAATGGGTTTGTCCTGATTGTGGAACTACGCATGACAGAGATATTAATGCTGCTAAGAACATTTTAAAACAAGGATTATTAGCAGTCTAATATACCATTAGTACGGTAGGAACTATCGGAATTTACGCTTGTGGAGTTTGAGGTTACGAGGACGTTGAAGCAAGAAATTTATATAATGAAATGTTCAAATCTACAAATCATATATTCCTCCTATGCCCTCTTTGAGAGGGCTTTTGTGTTGTCCGACTGCGACGATGTTGGACGGCGCACCATTTTGAATTAAAGGAGTGGCATCATGTATAAAATGTCAGTTATAATACCTTGCTACAAAGCAAGAGAAACAATTGCAAAGACATTACATTCAATCGCCATGCAAAGCATTGCTGCCGATGTAGAAGTGCTTGTCGTAAATGACGCAGATAATTTGAGTTACTCGGATATACTGAGTAAGTTTGACGACCTAAATATTGTTTATGTACAAAGGGAAAAGAACGGGGGTTGCGGGCAAGCTCGGAATACAGGAATCCGTAACGCATCTGCGGATTATGTCTGCTTCATTGATGCGGACGATCAGTTTACGTCAAGCATCACCTTAGAAATCATGTACAACAAAATCAAGTCTGAGAAAGTTGATATGCTCGCAGGAGACTTCGAAAGCGAAATGTGGCAGGACAATGGGATTGCCATTAAGAAAATTGAGAAGTCACCAGTTTGGTGTCATAACAAATATTATAGGCGACAATTCTTGATTGATAACAATTTGTTTTTCAACGAGAAGCTTCGCATAAATGAGGATATGGAGTTTCACCAGTTACTCATTGATATGGGCGGCAAGGTGGCATATGTGCCGTTTTGCGGCTATATGTGGCAAGACAATGCAAAGAGTGTGACACACGAAAGCCTTTATAAAAACAAGAAGCAGTTTGTGACGGCTTCGGCTGAGTATATCCGTGACTGTGAAAAGCGTGGCATGGGCGGTGAAAAGGTTGTGCGACGTATTTTGCAAAATTTGGTGATGGTGTATTACTATTATCAAATCGTACTGGATGACACGCCTGAGAATAAGGATGATTATCTGGCGGCTTGCAGAGAGTATTGGAAACTGGCTGATAAATATACAGCAAATGTAAGCGACGAGGAAATCACGAGAGTATTTTTGCCAATAATGAAGCAACAGTGCAGTTTGATACCGAGCGTGACATTTATGGAATTTTTAAATGAGATTAGAGCTGACTAAGGTCGGCTCATATGTGGTCGAGGCTGTGTTAGGCGGAGACTGCACCAAAACAACAGCAACACAAGGGAGTAGCTACCTGAGTGTGAGAGAGGCTTCTACTCCCCTCTCTCGGCTGTTGAAATAGTGAGAGTAGAGATTGGAGTAGGGATATGGCAAATGCAAGAACACATGATGAATTTATTGAATTACTTAGGAAGAAAAACGACAATTATGAATATATAAAAATACTTGGTAAGTATGAGAAGGCAGAAGAAAAAATCAGATGGAAATGTTTGAAATGCGGAACAGAACATAACACGAAAGCAATCACATTAACAAGCAATCATTTTTGTTCTGTGTGTGCAAGTCAAAAACTAATTCAAGAAAAGGCTAAAACATTTTTAGAAAGACTTAGGATTGCAAATCCAAATTTTGAACCTCTTGAAGAATACAAAGGTAGCGTTGTTGAAATCCGCTATCTTTGCCATAAGTGTAACTGTATTAGTTACGGTAAACCAACGGTTATGCTTAGAGGTGGCGATTGTCCAATTTGTGCAAGCAGAGTTAGAGGAAGTAAAAGAAAGAAGCCTAATACTCAATTTATAAAGGAGTTAAACAAAATTAATCCAGACATTGAGGTTATAGGAGAATACTGTGGTTATCACGACGATGTAAAATGCAGATGTAAAAAGTGTGGCATTCCTTTTGAAATGAGGGCAGATCATCTTTTAGAAGGGCAAGGGTGCATATCATGTGGTTCTTCTAAAGGTGAAAAGAGAGTTGAATCATATTTAAAAGAGAATAATATATCTTATGAATTACAGAAACGCTTTGCCGATTGTGTAAACATCTACACTTTGGCTTTCGACTTTTATTTGCCTAAATATAATATGTGCATTGAGTATGATGGTGAACAACATTTTCGTCCCGTTACTTTTGGCGGCTGTGATATTAAAAAGGCAAAAAGCAATTATGAAATTGTAGTCAAAAGAGATGAGATAAAAAATCAATATTGCAAAGATAATGATATTAGATTATTGAGAATACCATATACAGATTTTGATAATATCGAAATGATATTAGGAGAAAATTTGAGTTAAAAGGAGGTGGCAACATTGCCACGCAAACCAGCGAAATTAAATACCAAAAAAGAAGCTCCACGTTATGTGTGTCAATGTTGTGGAGAGGAAAAGTCAGATATTAATTTTTTTACTGCCAAGTGGTCGAAAGTTTGGAACATTACAAACCACAAGGTGTTATTTTGTAAAGACTGCATTCAAAAATTATTCGATGAGTTTAAAAATCGCTTTGATGAATTTACTGCATTGAAGATATGTTGCCATTATCTTGATGTTCCTGTGTCAAGAGAGATGTACGATAGTATAGTTCAAAATAATAACTTTTTTAATGTTGGTTTATATCTTAGGCAAATGAATTTAAGGCAACTTCAATATCAAGGGTTTGAAGTCTCGATGGTTAATGGAGAACTCGGCAAGACCGAAGATGAAGCTAAAGAAGAACGAGAAGCTAAGTGGTCAAGGGCTGATAAGCAAAATATGAATTACTGTATTAGTGTTTGTGGCTATGATCCTTTTGAAAATTGTGGCATGACAGACATTGACCGCAAGTATTGTTTTAATATACTGGCAGGTTACTGCGATAGTCAAGGCGTATCAGAAGATGGGCATAAGGTTCAAAGCGTAATACAAATCACAAACTCGCAGTTACAATGTCGTAAAATAGATGAATTTATAAATGCGGAATTAATGAGCCAAAACCCAGATGAAAGCCGTATTAAGAATTTGTCTACGACTAAAAAGCAGTTGCTTGATGCAATCGCTAAAATAGCACAAGACAACAATATATCATCTGCATATAATCAAAATTCAAGCAGAGGTGCAAATACTCTATCATCCAAAATGAAAGAAATTGCAGATAATGGATTTGAAAGTATTTATGTAAACTGTTTTGACATTGAGACTTGCGACGCTATGGAGCAAATCGCTCGTATTAGCAATCGTGCTATTATGGACGAATTAAATCTTGATGGCTCTGATTACTCAGATATGGTAAAAGAACAACGCGACATGATAACAAATCTTGACGCAAAGTATAAAGCTCTTGAAGAAGAAAACAGAGTTCTTAAAAACCGCATTATTGATTTAGAGGCTAAGAAAAAGTGAGGTGTGAGTTATGGAAATAATGAAACATCTTTCAAACAAGGAATTTAGTCAAAAAAAGTTAGAGGAATATGCTAACTGGAATAAACTCACACAGTACGGTAGACAGAACCCTATATGGTTTATGGAATATATGATGGGTGTTTCGCTCATGGACTTTCAAAAATACGTCTACATGAATAGTTGGGTGAAGCAGTTTGTATTACTTCTTCAGTGTAGAGGTGCGGGCAAAACAACCACGGGCGCGCTCTTAAATATGACCAAGATGTTGCTAATTCCTAACTGGAAAACTTATGTTGCTTCAAATTCTTTAGCTCAAAGTATTGAGGTTTTTAAGAAAATCGAGAGTATTGCTTTGAATCAAATACCTTCATTTAAGAGTTTGACAGATATATATGCCGAGGAAGTTGAACGTAGTGCAAATAGCGAAACAGGATTTATTCACGATCCTAAAGGTTATCATTTTAAACTGTTTAATAACAGTGAATTGACAACTCTTTCAAGTAATCTTACGGCAAATAGAGGTAAGCGCGGGAGCGTAATGTTTGATGAGTGCGGTTGGCTTTCTGATGAGGCTTACGCTGTACTTGAATCATTCATAAACGTTGATACGACCTTTAAACTTGGAACTAAAACTGTTTCACACATTGATCCGCGTCAAGTTCCTTTACAATTGTTGTACACATCAAGTGCGAGTGATGTTGAAAGTCATTATTTTCAAATCTTTGAGAAATTCTCTAAAAAGCAAATGATGGGCGATTCTAATTATTTTGTTGCCAACTTAACAGCCGATGCGTTATTGAAGCATACAACAGTCAATGGTAAATCCATCAAATCGCATCTTAGTCAGGCGCAAATCGACAAGGCATTTGAGGACAATCCCGATCTTGCCGAGAGAGAGTTATATAATCACTTCCGCAAGGGTGGTGGCGTTAATGCAGTTGTAAGCATGGATTTGCTTAATCATAATAGTGAAGTTAGAAAACCGTTACTTTATAATGACACTGGCAAGAAGAAGTTTATATTCTGCTACGATCCAGCGAGAAATTTTGACGGGAGTGTTTTGAGTATATTTGAACTTTGTGAAAGCGAAGAATTTGGGTATTATTTGAGACTCGTTAATGTCATTAGTATGGTTGATACAGAGTCGAGAAATAAAACTCCCCTGCCTATGACTGAGCAGTTAAAGATTATTAAAAAACAAATGGTTTTGTATAATGGGGCTGGTGCAGCAGAATGGGAGAATATCGACTTCTGGATTGATGCTGGTGCAGGTGGCGGTGGCATCTCTGCTGTTGCCGACCAACTACTTGAAGATTGGTTTGACGAAAGTGGAATAAAACATCGCGGTATTATTGATCCTACTCATAAGCAATATGAGACAGCGAGAAAAAAATATCCTCTTGCTATGCCAATTGTTCACCTTGTTGATCCTCAAGGTTATAAAAAAATAATATATGATGCTTGTCAAAAAATGTGTCAATTGAATTTGATTAAATTCACTGAATATGATGGCAAAGATAGCATAACATTTCTCAATGAGAATGAGGAAATCATAACGCAAGAATTGACAAATACAGAAAAATTATCTCTTATAAATATAGAGTTGGCTAAAACCGAGTTATCTTATATGTGCAGATATGAAACAGGTAGTGGCAATGTTCAATATGAACTTGAGAGGAGTAGGGCAAATAAAATGCATGATGATAGAGCCTACACAATGGCACTTGGAGCATATGCTTTATCTACCCTCAGAAGAAAGAATTTGATAACAATACAAAAGCCAGTCGAAGAAGATTTATGCTTCTTTGGACGTGCGGCGAAATCTTACAAATGAAAGGCGGTGACTTATGGACAACGAAATATATAATCTCAAACGGTTTGCGAAACTTCGCTCGGACGTGCTTCTCGACCTAAAGTCAAACATGGACGAGGTGTCAGTATTCCTACGCAAATACCCTCGCAAGACGATACTCTCAGCATTGGGTGATCCCACGGTAGCATCGTCTGCGGAAGTGCTACGTGAAATCAGCCGTTTTTACTTTGCAATCTCACCGCATTACAGGCGAGCAGTTATTATGTTGGCGACGATACTCACCAACAATTATGTAATACGCCCGTTGGAGAATGTCAAGACCGTAAACAAGGAGAAATTTGAGGAGCAGTATATAAATTACGCTTTAAAATGCGCGCGGTTCAAGTTTAAGGACATCAATCCGCAGATAATGGTGCGCACACTTGTTGATGGCATATATTACGGGCTTATGATAGAGGACAAGCGCAGTTTCTTCTTAAAGCCACTTCAGCACAAATATTGCCGATTGGTGTCAGTAGAAAATGGCGTTTGGCGATTTGCATTTGACCTTTCGTACTTTGACACCAAGAAAACCAAACTCATGCTCCCGTCATACGGCAAGGAGTTTGAGAGAGCATATTTAGCATACAAGGGCGACGGCAAGGACAATAAAGGTGACAAGACAATGAGGTGGTTTGTGCCACGCAATCAGATTTGCATAAAGTTTGATGAGGAATATCCATTTATCATTCCCCCACTGGCGGGCGCATTTAAGGCAATTATTGACCTTGAAACCTATCAGGAGATACAGAAAGACGGCGCAATTCTTGACAATTACAAACTCATCAACTACACAGTTGAAACTGATAGCGATGGCAATCCAGCGTTGTCATACGAGCAAATCAAGAAGTATTACGATCAGATAGCGGGTGCTGTGCCAGAGGGTATTGGTGTTGCGGTCAACCCATTTAAGGCAGAAGGTATTACTCTTAAAGATACCACTAATGCTCAAAAGGATTATACCGAGGACGCAACAAAAGACCTGTTCAATAACATTGGTATCTCTCCCCTACTGTTTGGTTTGGGTGCAAATCCCACATATAAGGTTATCGAGCTTTCTCTTATCGTTGACGCAACAATGATGATGAAGGTATTGCGGCAGATACAGAGGGTATTTAATGTTAAATATCAGCGTGAAATGTCAATCCACGACGATTATCTGTTTGAGATAATATTCCTTGAACAGAATAGCTTTAATAAAGACGAAGTTGCAAATCGTATGCAGAAGTCGGCAATGTACGGAGTGCCATCAAAACTGCTTTATGCGGCAGCACTCGGACAAGAACCAATCGACGCTTACGGCGCAAGCTATCTTGAAAATGACATATTGGGTTGTAGCGTGGATATTTACAACAGACCGCTTATTAGTAGCAATACTTTGAGTAATGGCGAGGTCGGTAGACCTGAGACAGACACACCGTCTGAAAATACAGCACAGAACATCTCAAACAATGATGATTATAAGTGAGGTGTTGAAATGAAATTTATAAAGGTATTAGAGCCTAAGTTGCAGGAAGAACTTGCTAACTTAGGTTTTTCTTATACAACAGAAAAACTTGGCGACAAACAAGTGTTTGCTTTTGCCGACAGCAAAGAATTGAGACAGTACATTGCCAGCAAATATTCTGATATTAAAGGCGTGTGCTATTTCGATGATAAGCTGTTCTTTTGAGTTTTTGGAGAAATTATGAGAAAGGAGGGTAAAAGCAATGGAGAAGTTTAACCTTAACAACGTTTCTAAGTTTGAATTTATCAAGCCTGTAAATAAAGAGTTTTCGCTATTCAAATGTTGGGTTGCAGGAGTTGGAAAGAATAGGAATATGAGCTATATCTCAAAAGAGAGAATGGACGCAGCTCTGCCTACTCTATCTTATGCACCTGTGGTTGGACATTTAATCAAGAATGAAGATGGTACATACAGGCTCGGCTCACACGATGCAGAATTTGATATGGAGACTTGGGAGTTTGTACCACTTACTGTACCTGTTGGTGTTGTAATTGCTGACAGTTTCTCTTATGAGACAGTGAATGAGTATGGCACAGATGTTGAATATCTTACGGCAAATTTAATACTTTGGACTGGTAGATATCCACAATTATTTGATTGCAAATATAGCGATGAGATATTCTGCGCTCAGTCTATGGAATTGGCTGTTAATCAGTATCGCATATTAGAGGAAGATTCAAACTATACAGAGCTGTTAGACTTTAGCTTTTCTGCACTATGTTTGCTTGGTAAGTCGGATAATCCAGAACTAAACAATGAGCCATGCTTCATTAGTTCCCGCCTTGAACCAATCAACTTTAGCTCAAATGATTTTGTTGCTAAGTTTAATGAACTTAAAGAAGCAGTTAAAGAATGTTTTGACACTGAGGAAGAAGGTGAGGTAAACGTGGCAGAGAATACAATCAACGTAGAGGAACAGGAGTTTGAGGAAGTCAACGCAGAAGAAACTACTGTAGAAGAAACAATTGAGACAGATGAAGTTGTGGAGACTGAAACAGAAGAAGTAGTTGAAACTGAAGTAGAAGAAACGACCGAAGAATTTGAGACTGTTGACTACGAAGCTAAGTACAATGATGCTATGGCAGAGATTGCAACACTCAAAGCAGAGATTGAAGCTCTTACTCCTTACAAGCTCGCGGCTGAAAAGGTTGAGAGAGAAAATGCAGAGAACGAAGTATTTGCAAAGTATGACGCTCGCATCGGCACAATGGCTGAGTATGCAGAGCTGAAAGCAAAGGCTGGCGAATATGCTATCGCTGACCTTGAAAGAGAATGTCTTATTCTCGTTGGCAAGTTTGCCATGAGCGAGACAACTACAGAAGAAGTAGAGCCTGAAACAGAGCCTACAATCACATTTGCCCTTGATGACACGGCTGAGACAAAGCCTAATCGTTATGGCAATCTTTATGAAAATTATAGGTCAAAATAAGAAAGTGAGGTAAGATTTATGGCACATGGAATTTTTAGAGGCGACAACGTGACTTCAATCACAGATCCCGCCAAAATCAGAACAATACAGGTTTACACTGACATCGACAATGGCGCACCTATCACACTCGGTGCACTCGCAGCAAGCGGTAAGTATGCTGGCGAAGCAGAGGTTTTCACGACAGCAACAGCTAACGGCGCAGCCGCAGCAAATGTTTGGGTTGTAACAACTCCTGAAATTGATTATACAAACTATGCGCTTGAGGATTTCTTCAACGCTAATGGTGCAATCGGTAGAGCAATTGCTATGGAGAAGTATGACATATTCTCAGTAACATCTGAGGTTCTTTCTGCAACTCCTGATACAAGCGACAAGAAGTATATCGCTGCTGGCGACGGCGGTTGGACAGTATCAAATGCTAACACAAAGGCATTTGCTCAGTATCTCGGCTCAGACGTACAGGACGGCGTAACATTCTACGCATTTGAAGTTCTTTAATTTACAGGAAAGTGAGGTAATAATATGAATACAGAACTTAGACAGCTTGCCATTGACGTTTACAATGGCGTAGACGTGAAGTTTGAGAATGGTGAGACAGGCGAGGATATGATTCGCAACGCCATCAACAAGGCTTTCGGCAACATTAATCTTAATGATGCTAACGCAGTTAAGAGAGCTATCGCTTACGGCAAAGTTGACTTTGAGATAATCAACGAGCTTATTGATACAGCTATTAACCTCTCAGCAGAGGAAAATTCTGAGCTTTGGGACTTCGTAGATTTTAAGTCCGCAGCTCTTGGCGATAAGAATGAGTTCTACGTAGAGGGCAACGACCTTCTCCGTGTTGACGTTGTTACACGCGGTACTCAGGGTGTTCGCAGACAGCGTATGCTTTCTAAGAAGTTCTCTGTTGAGACAGCAACTAAGGCTATCAAGATTTACGACGAAATCAGTCGCATTGCTTCTGGCAGAATTAATTGGGCTAAGTTTGTAGAGAAGATTGGCAAGTCTTTCGACAATGACAGATTCAACGCAGTTGCTACAGCTTTCGGTAACATTACTGCTTCTGGCGCATATGCAAAGGGCGGTGCTTCATTCAACGAGAGTGACATGATTGACCTTCTCACAACAGTTGAGAACGATGGCAATAAGCCTAAGATATTCGGTTCACTTCAGGCACTCAGACAGCTTACTATTTCTCACGAGGGCGAGACAGCTAAAGATTCATACTACAACATGGGATATTTAGGTAAGTTTAACGGCTATGATTGTTTCCGTATCTCTGGTAAGAACATTCCTACTAACAAGCTGTTTGTTGTTGGCGCAGATGACAAGTTTGTTAAGATGTACGATGAGGGTGATACAATCACAATTGCTCACAACTTCACAGAGACAGCCGATATGACACAGGAGCTTCTTGTTGAAAAGACATACGGCGTTGAGGTTGTAATGGCTTCTAAGGTTGGCGTTTATACAATCGCTTAATCTATATTGAATAAAAGGAGATTTTTAGATGAAAAGATTATCTATTGACGATAACTACCTTGTACCTGTAAAGTCAAATTTTGATGGCACTCTTAGATTTGAAAAGGGCGGCTACAATGAAGTTTGGTATGAAGTTGGCGAAGAACAGGAATTGCCGTGGAAAGAAATAGAAGAAATTCGCAAAGGGGCAAGAAGTTTCTTTGAACTCAATTGGATTATTCTCGTTCCTACTGCGGAATATTCTGCGTCTGAGATGTATGATTCTCTCGGTGTTGGTAAGTATTATCCCGACGCTGATAAGTTTAAGTCACTTGACGAAGTTGTTGCAATGAAACCAACAGCTATGGCTAAGTATTTACAGGGCGTAAGCGAGAGTTATCGTGAATCGGTTGCGGTTTATGCAAAGGGGCTTTATGAGAATAATGATCCTCGCATGGACAGCAAGTCTAAAAAAGAAGCTATCGAAAAGGTGCTTAATGTAGATTTCGACGAGGTGTAATATGGCAACAGATTTTAGCGTAGTATATGGCAGTTTTCTCAGCAAAGTAACCGATACAGATTTATCGGATATGACTGAGGAAGATGCAAATAGCGTTATGTCTGATTTGCTCAAACAGGCGACAGTGAAATTTAGTGAGTCCTGTAAAAAAGATTTGAGTGATGTTACGACAACGGGTTTTGTGAGTGACCTTGACGACTATGAGATTGACATATTGTCAGAGCTTATGGTCGAGGCGTGGTATAAGCCACACATTAACTATACAGACCTGTTGCGTAACAAACTCAGCACAAAGGATTTCACAACATTCTCTCCCGCCAATTTGCAGAAGGAAAATCGTGAGTCGTATGAACTTGCTCACAAGAGGGCGAGGTCTATGATTAATGAGTATTCGTTCCGCATGAACAATATAGGAGATTTAAAATGAGCAGACTGCCAGACAAAGCATTAAAAAGCTATTTGCAAAATCTCGTGAATAAGGTGTACAAAATACTGCCAATGAAAGAGGAACGCTGTGGCACACTAACATCTTATCTTTTGAGTTTGGAGAACGAGCTTATAGGTTGCTATAAACTATGGGACACTCTCGAAAATGAGCCGCAGTTTTTAGCTGTCATAAATATCGTTAAATATCTGGCTATAGAAGATTACGATGTGGTAGTTTGCAAACGCGAAGTCTTTAAAGCAATACGCCTTATAGAAAGTATAAATAATAAATTTTTTAGAGAGGAGGGATAAGATGGCAACATTTGGTGAGTATCAGGCAAGAGTTAATCAACGTGGCACTACTGATAGGGAGCGCACACTATATTATGAAAAGCAACATCTCAAAAGTCTTGCCGTCAACTCCCTCTCCTGTAAAGCTTGTAAGGTAAACGGAGTAGATCAGTCACTCGTTATTGATGACGGCACTCTCCCCTATTATAAGGACGTAAAAAGTTTGCCCGACGAATATTTTGACGCTGGCGATTTAGTGGAATGGGCTGATGCCATGTGGCTTATTGTCTCATGTGATTGGGATAAAGAAGTCTACACATATGGCAAGATGCAACAGTGTAACTACGTCCTCAAATGGCAAAATACAGATGCAGATGTTATCGAGCGTTGGTCGGTAATATTAAGTGCTTCTAAATACAACAACGGTGAAAAATACAATAACGTCATAGTTGTTGGCTCAAATCAGCTCATGGTGTATTTGCCAATTGATGAGGAAACTTTGAAACTGAGATCGGACAAGCGTCTTATGGTTGACTTCAACATGGAGTCACCAAAATGCTACGACATTACCCGTGTCGATACGGTTACTATGGGATATGACGGAACAGCCGAGCCGAGATATGATGGCAAGGGTTGTATTCTGCTTGTACTTACGGAAACTGAGATTAACCCCGATGTTGACAGAATTGACTTAATGCTTTGCGATTACGTTAATCCTAACGACATACCGCACCCAAGTCCAATAAACATAATTTATAGTGGCGCACCATCCATCAGAATAGGTGGTCGTAAGACCTTTACAGCGGAGACAGAGAATGAAGTTGTGTTCTCTCTTGTTAATTCCGCACTATTGGACGGCAAGCTGACAATGGAGCAGACTGGCAACAAGTGCGTTGTCAAGTGCGCTAATGACTCGGCTTTAGTTGGGGCAACTTTCAAGGTGAAGGTAAGTCGTAATGGAGTTGTGTCAGAATTATTAGTTGACATCATAGGGGCAGTTTAAGGAGGTGTTGAAGATTGAACAGAGATAGTTGCATAAGGGCATGGAAAAATCAAATCATGTCTGAGTTATCGCAAGACGACGAAATAATAAATGCTCTTGGATTGAACCCCGACGAAAATCCTGATGATTTAGCTTGGGTGCGATTTTTTCCTCACGAGTGGATTCCAACGACAGAGCAAGATGTTAAGACATATATCTTGTTTGAAATTCAACTGCCTGAAGAACGTGTTAGGTATGGTCAAGAACCAAGTCCAATATATTCCCACCCTATTATAATCTTTTCTGTACTTACTCACCAAGAAGATATGAAACTTAATTTGGCGGGTGAAAGCGGTACGAGAATGGACTATGTGGCGGAACTTATTTCTAAAAAATATAATGGCAAACGTGGATTTGGCGTTGGTAAGTTGTATTTGAAATCCAATGTTGCGAGTAGTGTTAATACTACATATCGTGAAAGAGTGCTTGTATTTCAAGCTGTTGGAGTTGATAATGACTTATGTGAGGAGTGATATTCGTGGCAGAAAATAGCGATTTAAGTATTTATCGCGGTAAGGATATCATAATCACAGACCATCTTAAAATACATCAACCTACAATTGGGCAAATCGAAGAATATGGTGAAAGAGAATACTTTTCGTTAGTATCTACATTTATACTAACACCTTTTGACATGATTGCTCAATTAGATCAACAAGGCATAGACTTTACGCAAATTACAGATTTTGCTTTGTTTATGGGTTTGTTGCCATGCATACCCAAGGAACGTTCTCAAATCTTATTTGGCAATACAGACTTTACAGAGTATAGGCAGGTAGCTACAGAAAATGGAGTGGTTTTAATGAACCACGAGTCCGTTATTAGTGAACCTGTATATCATATTCTTGCAAAATATATGCGAAAAATACACTGTATTGCTCCGCCCAAGTACGATAAAGTTGGTAACGAAGCGACAAAGCAAAAACTTATTGAGTTTGCATATGAAGATTTGAAATATGCCTCACGCAAACCATATAAATCTCAGTTGCAGAATTTAGTTTCTGCACTGGTTAATCACCCATACTTTAAGTGTAATTACTATGATGTATGGGATATGCCCGTTTTCGCGTTTTATGATTCATTGCAACGGGTTGGCATAGTCAGCAATGTTATGAATTTGTATCAAGGTATTTATTCTGGCAATGTTGATTACAGTAAAATTAACAAAAAGGAACTCGACTGGACGCGACAGTTGAGCAAAAACTAATATAGAAAGGAAGGTATTAGAATGGCTTTCGATATTAATAATTTCGTCATTGACGAAACTAAGAGAGTATTCTCACGTAATCCTGACACTGGCGCAATGAACTTCCTTGTAGCTCAGATTGAGGATGCTCAGATTACTTGTGATTCTGAGGAGGTTACAAAGAACGACGCAAAGGGAACACCTATTGCAAAGTGGTCACAGGCTAAGACAGCTAACTTCTCAGCTTCTAACTCACTTCTTGATTTCTCTCTTATGAGCTGGCAGTTCAATGGTGAGAACAAGACGGTGGCTAAGTCTGGTGCTGCACTCAACGCTCCTGCTATTGAGGAATATAAGGCTACAGGGGCTACCACAGAGTATACTCTTGCTAATCCTGTTGTTGCTGAAGCTGATGGTTCATACAAGATTACTGTTGCTCTCCTTACAAGAGATGGTGCTTGCAAGAAGAATTTTGTACAGAAGTCTGTTGGTGATCTTGCTACTGGCGAATTTAAGTATACTTATACTTCCAGCACTCCTAAACTCACATTCTACAGTGGAGATATTGTTGCAGGTGACAAGCTCTTTATTGCTTACGAGTATTCTACAGAGAACGCGGTTGCAGTTTACAACTCTGCTGACAAGTATGCTACAGCACAGGAAATGTGGGTAGAGGTTCTCGGACATGATATTTGCTCGGCGGGTACTATCTATCATGGGTATGTAGTGTTCCCTAACGCTTCTCTCTCAGCTTCAACTACTGTTGCACTCACAAGAGATACATCATTCCCGTTTGAATTTTCAGCAACCCAAGACTACTGTAGCGACGAGCACGAGCTGTTCAGAATTGTAATTCCACAGCCTGCTTCTGAGTGATAGGTGGTGTAGTTAATGGCTACAAAACCCAATGCAATATGTGAAATCTGTAATAAACCTTATTATAAGTGTAGCAAGTGCGATAGCACACCACACTACAAAACTCACACTTGCAGTCCTGAGTGCTATCAAATATATATGGTGCTCTTGGAAGTAGAGGCTGATAATAATGTTCTTACAAATAGCGAAGCAGCACAGAAATTTGCTTATTTAGGAATCACTCTTGATAGTGATTTTAACAAGTATAGAGATGGCGTTGCGAGTTCTATGAAAAGAATAATTGAGGAAGGTATGCCAAAGGCAGAACCGCCTAAAAAGAAAAATAAATCTAAACTGTTTGATTAATAGAAAGGGGTAAGTTGATTGTATTAGCTTACCCCTAATTTTTATAAACCCCTTGACAAAGTGTAAAATTAATGCTATAATATATTAGAGAAGATTAGGGGTATTT